TTGTCGTTAAACACAGACTGCACAGGACTACTTATAGTACCAAGTTCAACGTCACCAATTCTTGCTGTACCTGCAACGGTTCTTAATCCATCAGGTGCTAGAAATATTAAGTCACCTGCAAATTCCTGTATTGTTTGTCCGTTTACACATCCGATGTTTCTAGTTACAGGTGCTACAGCAAAGTTACTAGAGGATGTTCCTGTTAGTTTAAATATTCTATCTTCACAAAATATAAATAAATCTTCACGGAAAACTTTCAGACCTGTTATTGTATCGTCTACCTTGAAGCTACCTGCACCATTACCTGTATTAAAGTCATCTTCATCAAACGGCACACTAAACACAACCTCTTGTTTGCTATTAGCCATACCTGCGTAAAACATGTGGTTTCTAAAAGCAGCAACAAATTTAGAACCTGATACTGAACTTTCACTTACGTCTGTTGCTGACATTGATGTGTTAAACACAGTAGGAGCGTTTGCTCCATCAACAACTATTAACTTGTTGTTTCCGTCAAAGTTGAATCTTTCAAAAGCGTATGTTCCTGCGCTTGTTCTACCACTATCTCGTTCTGTCCAACTAGAACCACCTGCTGTAGCAGTGAATATCTTTTCACCTCTAGCTGCTACAACTAAGTCACCAAATGTAGCAACCATTAAGACTTGCTCTGTGGAAGAGCTTGTTTGTGGCACAACAGCACTAACATATTTGCTGAAGCCGTTTATTCTTCTGTAGCCACCCTCAATGTCTGGCTCAAAGTTTTGTAGTTCTAATGCTTCGCCTGGTTGCATTAGGAAGGTAGACCTGTTAAGAACTAGTCCACCTTGACAGTTAAACGCAGCAGGACTTGTCTGCGAAAGATCAGGCATTAGTTTAACGCTCCTGAGCTAAAGTAACCTGAGGGCTGTTGTATCATAGTAGAACGCACATACTCGTATTTATTTACTAGCAAGCTTTGCATGTTTTTTATGCCTTGCTCAAACCTACTAAAGTTAAGTTGATACTGTGTTGTTTCTCCTCTGTACTGATAAACAAAGGCTGTAGCTCCGTCTATTATCACAGGATCAAATCGTGCAGGTATAGTTGTTGTACTGTCTTGTGCAGAAAGATCTGTAGGAAAAGCAAAGTAGTCAAACTTTAGTGTGTAAGCTCTGTTAGGAAACGGAAATAATAGGAAGTTGTTGTCTAATGTCCTAACTATAAACCTAGGAACTGCACCGTTATCAAATTGTGCAACAGATGTGCCGTTGTCATGTGTTGCAGCCGTTGTTCCGTTAGCACCTCGTGTACATCCTGTAAGGGTATTGGTGCTAATACCTGTGTATGTTATCTCTTCGTTTTCTATAAAAATAGTTCCTGTGCTGTCAAAGCCTGTGGAACTTGTAATGTCTATCTCTGTTTCACTAGCATCTAATGCTTCTGCTAATGTTGTTGTTACTATCTCATCTTCTTGTGTTACATTTTCTCTATTGATATAGTCGTTGTACTGAAGAATAGTTAGGTTTGCTCCTGATGATCCTAGTGTGCTATTCTTTACTATTCTAGCTGTGTTGTAGTCTACATGCTTTGCATCGGTGGGTATGCTGTATCTAACTATTCCTGGTGAAAGTGTTTGTGATTTTGTGGTATGATTAAAGGGATACTGAAACTCCCTTTGATTTATATATCGTATTGATTCATTTACAGCGTTTTGTGCTTGAACCTGTATACCTCTCGCATTAGAGAAGTTAGAAGAGGTGAGTTGCACTTCGTTTAATCTTGCTAATACACTATTTGTTAATGATAAAAAAGTTGCCATTCACCTTATCCTAATAATGTAAGGGGCAAGTTGCCCTGCCCCAAACAAATGTAGTGTTACGCTAATAAGTCTCTATCGACTTCAGTAGCCCTATCTACTGCACCGTGGTCATTGCAATCAATGACAGTTGCGTAGACTCGTAACCTACCTGTAGCAGGAGCAGCACCTGCAATCTTACAATCAATAGTGTCAGTAGTACCGACAAATTGAGTGTAAGTTGAGGCGGCTGAACCTACGACTGTATTGGTTTGACCGTTTGTACCTGCGGCACAGAACCCTGCTGAAGTGATGTCAGCACCATCAATGATGTCATCACCTGCTGCAAAGTCCATGTCTAAAGTACAACTTGAAGTAAAGGCTTTCATTACTTCAGCACCTGCGTTTAGAACTAATGTACCTGCAGGGATTTCAAGCAATTGAAAGATGTCACCATCTGCAAAGCTATTTCCTGCAGCTACTAGTGCGTCAATGTCCAAGTAAGCTTGAACAGTCTTCACCATATGTGTTCCTGCGTGTGAAGGGAAAGCTGCGATAGAGTTAGCACCAACACCAGTTGTTGAACTTGCTGTTAAGTCAAAAGTTGCCATGTTAGTGTCCTCCCCTAAGCTGCGTTATATTTGGCAGTAACGATAGCCTCAGGTCTGAGGATCTTTCTACCATATAAGTGCATACCTCTAACAATGTCAGCAAAGCTGTCAGGGTCACGGTATGTTTCAGTTTTGCTGAGTTGTTCAGCAGTAGCAACGGCAGAGCCGTGTCCTGCAACAATCACACCAAAGTTTGTGTTTTGGTTTGAAGAACCAGATGTTCCTGGTCCTGTACCAACTGCAGGAAGGTTGCTAGAAACGTAAACTCTGAAACCTGCTAGATTTGGTAGAGCTAAACCATTTTTAAGGTCAGCTGCTGCGAAATCAGCATTTACTAGCTTAGAGTTTTCATCACCTAGTAGTTCCATGAATACAGGGTCAATAACGAGCCATCTGTCCTGTGTATCAACTTGTTGTTGATTTAACAAACGGTTCATTCTGTTGACGATCTGCATTGGAGAAGCAGTTGCTGTCGGAACAGCAGTTGCCCCATTTGGCACGTTAGCAACAGGGATTGAGTGATCTCCTGCTGATGATGTGGTGATGTTTCCGAATGAGTCCTTCCTTAACTTCATTGAAGTAAGAAGTTCATCAGAACCTGCAGTGCTAACGGCTTTAGTTCCGTTAACGGTTGAGTTAGCTGTGCTTGCAACAGAGCCAATAGCAGACTGTGCAAAACCAGATAGATAACCAAGAACTTCTTGGTCATACTGGTCAGCTAGTCTATATGCAGCTCTGTCAGTAGCTAATTGCATAAAATTCACATGACTGTGAGCTTCCTCAATATCATCCATTTTGAAAGCATAGTAGTTAGCTTTGTCAACGGTAAGTTGGAAGTCCTCGTCATCCAAATCCTGTGCAGTGACTTGTGTACCTCGTGCGTACTGTTTGACTGAGATTTCAGGCTCTTTAATAATTCTAACGGTGTCACCTTGGTTAGATATTTCCCCAAAGTAGTCAGAATTAGTAATGTCACCTACAACAGTCGATTTACGAAACGCAAGCTGTACTTGTTTCGAATAGATTACTGGCGAGAAATTACCGTTAGGTAAGTTGCCGTAACCTGCTACTGTTTGAAATGCCATGATAAATCCTCCTGTAAAAGTTGTTATGGCGTTAATAACAAACTTACGATTATAGAGGCTACGCTTTTTTAGAGTTGCAATGATGTTTGATTACATGATTTCAAACAGATTGGGTCTATACTTGTCGTAGGTAGTCAGACAATCTTTGTTTGTACGTGTTAGTTATATTTAGAAAAAATGCCTTGTCAACACTTTTTTATCGTGCTGCACCAGATAAATCGTATACAAACTTACCTGTTCGCATTGCTTCCATTATGGCTTCCTGATTTTTAGCATACTCTTTGTCTGACATCTTGTCCACTTGGGATTCCCTAATGTAGTTGTTAGACTCGTCTGCTGTCGGAGAAGCCTTAGAGCGAGTGTTCACAGCAGAAGCTGCCGACTTTTTACTATCGCTCTTTTTAGTTGTGATACCTGCATCTATTTTGTACAAGTCTATAACTCGTGCAACAGACTTAGCATCATCAACATTCTCGTAGAGAGCGTCCTGTACCCACTTAGGCTGTGCATCTGCCCAATCATGGAACTTGTCGTCCTCTCTTATATCTGAGAAGTCAGGATGCAGTTTCATAAGTTCAGCCTCAGCTTTCTCTTTTACTGCTTCCACTCTCATAGTTTCGATGTTTTCAAGCCTTTTATCAAGATCACTTGATCTCTCTCTAGCTTTCTTGTCAGCTATAGTTTCTACTATACCTGCTACGTCAGGATACTTCTTAGTCCACTCAGCTATTTCATCTTCAGACTTGGGTAGTACCAACTCATTTTTAGCAGCTTTTGATAGCTGATCTTCAAGAGCTTTGATTCTGTCCTCAGTCTCCTTATCTTTGCTTGCCATGTGTCTCCGTAGATCACCGTATCTCTTCTTAAAAGACTGCTCTTCTTTTGAAAGATTCTGATCCTCTTGTTTTGCTTCGTCTGCCTCTTTAGTATCAGGTACTTCTTTGACCTCTTCAGCAGGTTCTCCACCTTGCTCTTTGGCTTTGAGAAGTTCTTGCAGTTCCTCCTCGTCCTTTTTGATACGCTCTGCGTTTTTGTTTTTGCGTGGGCGTGGATCAACAAACCCTGCTACTTTTACTTTTTCTACGTTTTCTAACTCTGGCATAATATTTACTCCTATTGTTGGGGCTGATTTTCATCAGGTCGCCTTCGTTTTACCATCAAGAAAGTTTTTAATCTTTCCTGCCATATACACCGTTGGATGTATTATTTTACAAAACACGTTACCAAACAGATCGTCTTTGGCTTTACCTTTTGTAAGAACGTGCTTTAAGTGTTGTGTTCGTCTACCTGCCATCAAAGCGCCAAACCTTGTTAGCAAGTTGCTTTTCTTCATACCTGATACATAGGGTCTAAACAACCAATGATATCCAATTTCATGCTCAGGTGTTAAGTATCTTCTTTGATATGTGTCCCACACTCGCATGGCTTTACTCCAATCAGCAAGCTGTGTCTGTCTGTATATCTCTGTACAGACTATAGATTTATCACTGCCTCCTGTATCACCACCACCAAAGCCTCCTCCTCCACCTGAGGATTCTTCTTCTCTTTTTTCTTCTTCCTGTAAAACTTGTGTTAGTGTTTTACCTTTATTAAGTTCTTGATTTCTTCTTATCTCATCAGACTGATCTAGAAACACAGCTTGTGCTGCAGCATCAGCTTCAAAGGCACTGCCTCCTCCCATAATAACGTCTTGTCTAGCTTGGTTCATCTTTCTAGACTTTTTAGCTGCAGCTCTTGTTTGCGCTCTTTGTTTAAGATCTCTTAGTTCAGGAGTGTCAGGTTTATCGTCTGTCATAGTCGTTACCGTTGATGCAGTCGATGTAGGTGCAGATGTTGCTCCCCCTATCTGTGTAACAAAGTCAGGAACACCTCGTGTTGGGGCTATAATGTTTTGGAAGGCAGGAGAACCTACTGTTCCTCCTACTGTTGGAAGCTTACCACTCTTTCCTGAAACTTGTCCAAGACCCCCTATACTAGGGGCAGAACCAAATGCACTAGAGGGTTGTACTGCTCCTGTTAAACCTGCCATTTGTTGCTCTAAGGTAGGAGGTCCTATCTGACCTGTTTGTTGTATATTTTTTTGTAGTGTGGCTAAGTTAGCTTGTTCTTTTGCTTTATCATACTCTGCGCCAAGACCTCTAAACATAGTTGCAGTCTTTGGTTCTCTACTTTTGGCTAGTCTATTTTGTATATCTGCTCTTAGTGGATCTACCTCCTGCACAGGTTGTAGTCCTGCAAATCCACTCTCTTGCTCACCTAGTTGTGTAGGAAACTGCTGACCTGTGAACTGTGGACTTGACATAAGATCTCTGAATGAGCCACTTGTAGCAGAAGGTATAGGCTCAAACTTAGACAGGTCAGGTTGTGTTGCTGTTTGTATAAACTGTTGTGTTGGCTGTGGTTCTATTACGTTTTGAAAACCTTGTTGTGGACGATCTATTACGTTTTGAAAACCCTGTTGTGGTCTATCAATTACATTCTGAAAACCTTGCTGTGCCTCTAC